AGCGGCTATCATCTTTGTACTTTTTAACTATGCGGTCAACTCTGGCTTCCCAACGCTTGTAGCTGCGTTCATAGCCCATAATGGTTTTATACCAATCTTCGTAGGTATGATTAACTGTAGCTTTATCGTTTGCCATCAAATTCTTCCTCTTGAAGTGGATTGTGGTTGTTTCCACAAGTCATTCAAACTTACTTCGGTTTTACCTACAAATAGCCCTTTAATGGAGTCATCCTTATGGGGCAACTTAGCTTCTTCTTTCCAGGCAATGCTTAGCATCCTAAATGCGTCTGCACCGTGAGAAGTCCAATCGTGCCTAGGTTTATCCCTAAAGACTTTCTTATCCTCATCGTATTCACGCTGGTACTGCCTTAAACATTCAATGCCATCCTCACATCTATGGTCAAACCAAGCCCTAGTTAATGCTAGTCGTGTTGCTTGTATTCCATCTTGAAGTGACAACATTGGTACAATTTTCATTGATTTTAACGCAATTTTGTCTGAAAGTTGTTCAATTATGCTTCTATTTGACGCAAGTGTCTTTGCCCTTGCATCGTGAGGTAAATAATGAGTGCCATAAACATAGCCTCTTTCTTTCTCTCTTGACTGAATAATTCCAGAATAGAAAGCTACCGGCTGACCATTGGATGAATGGTAATCAAGCATACGAATCTCACCATGCACCACTTGAAACCACCAAATAGCGGTATCGTCTGAGTAACCCAAGTCCCAAGCGGTATGCACAGGAAACATAGGGTCGTATTCAATATCGGTAATTCTGCCTTGGTCAGTAAGCTGACGCATCTCTTTGCCGTAATACGCCCCAAGTATTGCAGACTCAAAGTCGCATTCCCACTCAGCTAAGTATTGGTCTTGGGTTTGCATCTTCCTAGCATCATCTAATTCTTCTTGCGGAATAAGCCCAGTTTGACTAGCCCTAAGTGTTTTGCAATACCAATTAGGGTCTTTAGTGGCGTTGTTGTATATCTCCCAGAATTGGTTATGTCCTTTGGGTGTACCAATAAACACAGCCCATCCTCTGCGGTCAGATAGCAATGGCCTTAATACTGCACCCCATAAAGAGGGCTTCATATCAGCGTATTCGTCTAATACTACGCCATCAAGGTACAAACCACGCAAACTGTCAGCGTTATCAGCACCAAACAAACGAATCCTTGCGCCATTTATTAACTCCACCCATAGTTCTGAAACATTGTGATTAGCCCTTACAGGTTCAGAAAAACGCATAAGGTAATCGAAAGCAATACTCTTAGCCTGGGCATAATATGGCGCTAAATACGCATATCTGCCATCTTCTTTGTTTTCAACTAAGGCTTTATATATTAGTTCGTTAATACAACTGACTGTCTTACCGCAGCGTCTGTGGGCTACGATGACCGCCCAACGCTGTTCTCTTTCATGGAAGTCTAAGAATACATCCCTAGGCTTATAGTCTAGTTCTACATCTATTACTTCTTCCAAGACACCACCATGCGTTGTGGGGCTTTCTCATCGCCGACTACTTCAGTTCTGGCTAACTTAGGTACAGAGTATTCAACTAGGTTCTGGACAATCTCACAAGCCTTTGCCGGATTAGGCTGAACAATGTACTTTCCAGTCTTATCGTCAAATATGCCTTCTGCGGTACTCTGTATCCACGATTGAATAAAAGGTATATTAGCATCAAGTAATGCTTTAATCGCCTCACGGGCTTCTGTAGTGGCTTTATTAGGCACTCCAGCCTTGCGACCAGCCCTATTTAAGTTCTTTTCAACAGACTTCGACAGTTTATTTTCCATACATTCTCAAGTAATTGATTTGTAAGGGTTTAATTCTACAACAGTTTATCCTACAATGTCTACATCGTGGTATTTGTTCATAGCCTTAGATAAAGCCTCTTTACGCTTCATGCGTTGGTTAGCTTTCTTATTAAGAATGCCACTATCATCTAGTTCTAATGGAGGATTATGGTCTTGACGCTTTTTTTGTTGCTTTTCAAGCGTTGATTCTTTGTGCGGGCGCAGCATAGCGTTTTCTGGCGGGTAGCTTCTTGTCATGTGTTTCATTACATATCCTTCATTTTGTCAGTAATGACTTCTTTTCTTGTTTTGGCGGCTTGCTTGAAGTCTGAAGCACTTGGCGCACCTTTACTGCCAGGCTTACGCATTTTCTCGCCCGAACCTGCAGCTATGCGTTTTTGTTTAGCATGAATATTAGCGTACAGACCAGGTTTCATTAGCAATTCCAATTCTTTAATGATGCTTTAGCCCGTTCAGCAGGGCCTTTAGCATGGGCTACTACACCTTTCATTCTAGCGCAAAATGAGGCTTTTCTGCCTTTGTCTGCGTCTGACTTAGGGTTTGGTGCAGGTGGTTTTAAGTTGCTGTTGTTCTTGGCGTTGTATTCTGCCCTGCCTTTAGCGGTCATTCCAGCACCCTTGTCTGTAGGGTTGTAAGTCTTACCTTTACCCGTAGTTTTATGCGGGATAGGCTTATCGTGCGTATCCATTGCACTACGGATTTGGTCTTGACGACTCATTTCATGTACTTTTCGTAAGCAGCTTCTAACTTGGCTTTTACTTTGCCTTTAGAGTGCGCCCGTTGTTCGCTTAACGCAATCGCCAATGCTTGTTTTTTTGGCTTTCCCGCAGCTACCTCAGTTTTGTAGTTTTTGCCTACTGATTGGGCTGACCCTGATTTGTCCATTGGCATGATAATTCCTTACTTGAGGTATTTAAGTTTGTAACAGGTAGAGTCAATTAATTGTTGTATTTCGGCAACAATATTGACTAATTCTTGTTTTTGCGGCAAATCTGCATTGGCTTCACCAACAAAATTCTTTAATGATTCCATGTATTTAAGTGCGTCTTTAGGTTGGTGATAGACGCTTGGGAATTCTTTGACCTGTTCATAGCAACCCATATAGGCTTCTACATAACTATCTACCAAATCCACGATGCTTTCGTAGTATTTGCCTAATGCTTTATGCTGGGAGTAAGAATTTGTAGACCAATGGAAAAAGTGCGTGTTCGTTGCGCTATGCAACAAAGTAGCAGCAAACATAGCAACATTTTTGGTTTCAGTCATAAATCACTCCATTTTCAATGATTTTAAAACATCTACAGCTTCTTCGCTTGAATTTACTCTGTATAAATGACCACCTTTCCAGCCGGTAATAAACTTTATTTGTTCTGGGGTAAAGACTTTATGTGCGCCATCTTTTACTTCAATTAAAATAGTATGGCCTTCATAAGCCACAAGTAAATCAGGAATTCCCTTGCCTACCATGTGTAATAAGTAAACATCAGCACCATTATCTCGTAGTGCTTTAACAACGGATGCTTGGTTTTTATCTACTTTTTTAGCAAATGACATATTATTCAGTTAGTATTTGATAACTTATTGATTATAGGGGAAATTTAATGGCTGGCTATTGGTTATCCGATGAAGAATGGATTGAGTCTTGGAATAAGACAGGTAGCCCTACCGAATTTGCCAATTTACATAAAATAGCTATTAGAAATGTATATAACCGCAGACGGGCATTAGAAAATAGGCTAGGTATATCTTTACCTACCTTTGCAAGCACCAATCCAGCATACGCAAGCAAGGTGCAACAAACCCCAGGCAACGCTAGGCGCGGCACAAATATAGAAAAAGGCAGAGTGGTGGTGTTTAGCGATGCCCACTTTTGGCCTGGCGAGGTTACTACAGCTTATAAAGCGCTGTTAATGATTATTAAAGAGTTTAGACCTAAAGTCGTGGTGGCTAATGGCGATATATTTGATGGCAGTCAAGCATCACGCCATGCAAGAATAGGTTGGGAAAATACTCCAACAGTCAAAGAAGAATTAGAATCTTGCATTGAAATGATGGAGGGTATTGAGAAAGTATCAGTAGGCGCAGAACTTATTTGGACGCTTGGCAACCATGACGCTAGGTTTGAAACATTCTTATCAGCCCAAACAGGTATGTATGAGGGCGTCAAAGGGTTTACCCTTAAAGACCACTTTCCGCTATGGAAACCATGTTGGTCATTTTGGGTCAATGATGATACTTGTATTAAACATCGTTGGAAAGGTGGATTTGGTGCGGGTCGTGCCAATACTTTAAATAGCGGGGTAAATATGATTACAGGTCATACCCATAATTTAGCCGTACAGCCTTTTACAGACTATAACGGTACAAGATATGGCATACAGACAGGCTGCCTTGCTGACCCTAATGGTGAACAGTTTATGGCCTATACAGAGGACAATCCTAAAGATTGGCGTTCTGGCTTTGCATTACTGTCTTTTGAAGAAGGCCGTTTGATGCTGCCAGAGTTAATTCAAGTATGCGGTGAAGATGCTTTTGAATTTAGGGGTTGTATAAACAGGGTATGAAACTAACGCCTGCAATTATTCGCAATTTGTATTCGGCAATTTATTGCATGAAACCATTTGACAGGTGGGCTATGCCTTTACCTGAAGAAATTGATTTTATTGTGGATAAAGATAAAGAAGTGATGGGTACTTATTTATATGACACAGGTGAAGATTACGAACATACGATTACTATTTCATCTGCTAAGTGTGGTCATCTGGATACGGTGATTCGGGTTCTTTGCCATGAGTGCATTCATATGAGCCGTCATCGCACAAATAAATGGACGCACCATGATAAGGAGTTTCGTAATAGAGCCTTCCGTATTTCGTCTGAGTTGGGATTTGACCCTCTAGAATTGTAGCTTCAACTGCCAATCGGTCTGCCGTAGTGAATGTCGTCATCGCTAAATATCCTTTCCAAGTTTCTTACTTTGTCGTTCCAGCAACTCCTCACAGGATATTCCCCATTTTTTTTCAAAACCTTTGACACCCATTCGGTGAATACTATCGTTTCCGTTCCGATGATGTTCAGGGCATAGTGCAAGCACAGGGGATGCAGACCGAACATTTCCATATCTGCGTACATGATGGAGTTCTGCCTGGCTGCCTTCAAACCCAAGGATTTCGGAGCATAAAATACATCCGAGGTTTGCAATCTTATTGAGTGACTTCTTTTCATTTTTTGTAGCCATCAGCTAGTTCATACCATTGTTGATAAAACTTTTTAAACATATCCGTACCAATGCCTAACTGAATACATGGGCCATCAGGCTGAACTCTAAAGAACTTTTCTATTTGCATTTCATTGTCAGTTTTACCATAAATAATGACAACAATAAAACCTTCTTTTGCTGCTAAAGATTGCAACAACCTTTGCTGACCATAACTTACCTTTTCGCCTTCATATTCCTCATCCTTTGGGCGCTTCCACTCCATAATTAAAAATTGCCCGTTTCTTTCACATATACCATCTATATCGCTAGGGGAAAACCTTTCATTACCTGGTATTAACCCTAATAGTTCACCATAGTCTACAACCCTAGTAAACAGATTACGCATTACCTTAACCAAGTTTTCCTCACCTGGTCATAGGTAGCAAACTCTAGCTTAATGGTTTCTTCTGCTAAATCATGGGCTATCTTGGTAGCTGTTTCATATTTGTTTTTAAGTGTAGCGTTGTGATAGCATTTAAGTAACTTTTGTATACGCAGGTAATTTTCAGAATAATCAGTCATTAAATCTCCCAAGTACATTTATCGCCAGAGGTTTTTCGTTCAACAGTAACCTCACATAAACCTTTTAAATCTTTACAAAAATTGGCAATGTAAAGGCATAAGTTTTCAAGTGTTGGTCTTTCCAAACCTTCCACATTGTCTAAAAACTTGTGGTCTAGTCGTAATTTTAACGGTTCAATTACCCAATTAAAATGCCCAAAATCTTTGACCATGCCATCTTCGTCAGGTTCACCCCTAACTGAAATGCTTGCGTGATAGGTATGCCCATGTATGTTTTCTGATTGCATTTTGGCGTGTACATCAACATACCTACCCTTTAATGTATGTGCAGCGTCAAAATAAAATGTTTGCGTAAGTTTCAAAATAACCCTTCTTGTTCTACTTGCATAAAATTCCATGTAACTGGTGCGTTATGGGCTTCGATTCTAGACCTCATAACTTGCGCCCTAGCTTCTTTAGTCGGAGGAGGATAATTACCATTCTTCCAATTTTTGTCAATTCCTACATTTCTAGCAATGTTTGTGCTATCAGTAGATGAAAACGGTAATTTAGTAAATATGTTTGGGTCTAACATACGCAGACCATGTAGTTTGCATATTGGTCTACCCATATCATCACAAATTACACGCATGGCTTGGCCCATTTTTGACCACCAAGCATTAGTACCAACTGTAGCGTATTCACCAGAGCTGCCAATACAAACACGCACATAGTAATTAGCCAGTTGTTCTAATCTTTCTAAAGATTCGTGCATATGCCATACTGGTGCGCCAAACCATTTAGGTAATGGGCAATCTTCTAGTAGTGCATCATTGTCAGCTTCCGTGCCATCAATTACATCTGGAATACAAGCAAAGTCACAAGATGGTACTTTTTTAAGGTTTAATGCCCAATCATAGTAAGCATCCCAATTAGTAATAGGCTTACCGCTTTTCCAAGCACTAAAAGCACCGTTGTCTATAGCAAATGATTGACATACTTCCAAAGCAGTTCCAATTTGGTCTGAATGGGCATATGAAACAAATGCGTGACCAGCTTGCACAGCATAGTTAGCTACTGTAGCTGGGGTTATAGGAAGTCCGTGATAATGAATCATAAGTAATGTTCTTTTTGAATGTTTTGTTTTGCAAAATGGCGCTTAAATTTACGCAATGCCCCTTTTAATGCTGTTTCTGCTTCTGTTTGCGTAATGTTTAATTGTTTAGCAATATCAGCAATATTCATATCAGTACCTTCCCTAACATAAGGATTAAGGTTTTTTGTGCCTTTTTTCCTCATCGGGTCATTCTTTCAATGTTACGATTTGTTGCTGATTCTGTACGCCATGCTTCAAATCGCATCTTGGCTGCTTCTAATTGCCATCTAAGCGCTTCTGCCTCTTCTGTCGCCAATCCAATGGCCTCACATAACTCTTGGTAAGCCTGAGATTTATACGCATCCATTTCTTTGCCCCCAATCGTTGTTGCCTCTGACTTAGACATCTCAATAGCTTTAAGACTATGCTTAAATGCCTCGAATTGGGCGAGGTTACCTTTCGCCTTTGCATACGCCGGTGCGGTCTTGAAGATGAAGTCAATAGCGTCATTTGGGTCATAGTCTTTCATTTAAGAGCCTCCAAGCGGTTGCTGCGCACAAAGGGACTTGTCCATTTCCAATGGCTTTAAGTCTGTCCACCCTACAGGCCAACCCATAATCCATTCGCACAATATCGGACTCAACTTTTTCATCCCATAACGGTGCATTGCTAAATCGTTTACCGAAATTTGATGGGTTGTTTTGTGTAAATTTTCGGGTTTTTGATAACCCCTTTTCCCCATATTGGCATCTGGAGTTGCCCATCTTTTGCTTTGCAACAATCCAAATTCTCTCCCTTTTGTGGTTTGCACCAACATTGGCTGCAGAAAGCACTCCCCATTCCGCATCGAACCCCATCTGGGCCAAGTCTGAAAGGACTGTTCCAAGCCCCCTAGTAGTGAGGGCTGGACTGTTTTCCACAAAAACGAATTTGGGTCTAACTTCGCTAACGATTCTTGCCATGTGTTTCCACATTCCTGACCGTTCTCCGTCAATTCCATTTCCTTTTCCAGCGACTGATATGTCCTGGCATGGAAATCCCCCAGAAACGACATCAACAATTCCTCTCCAAGGCTTTCCGTCAAAGGTTTGAACATCATCCCAGATTGGGAAACTTTCAAGAAGTCCGTCATTTTGTCTGGCGCACAATACGCTTGCTGGATAGGCTTCCCATTCAACGGCACAGACTGTTCTCCATCCAAGGAGGTGTCCCCCAAGTATTCCTCCACCAGCGCCTGCGAAAAGAGCCAACTCATTCATATAGCCCTCATTTTAAGTTCATCCACAAGCCTACTTGGGCTGCTGCGTAACCTAACCATATAAATGCGTTAGATGGCGAACCTTTAAAGTATTGTGCAAGGCCTACTACTAAATATCCAAGCCCTGTTGCTGCGACAATGTATTTTTCAATATCCATGTTTTCCATTCCCCTTTATTACCTAATTTGTATTGCGTATAA